GTCATCAGTCGCAACAGAACGGGACCGAAGTCCCTTCCCACTCCGACGCAATGTCCGTTGGGTAGGTAGTTCCTGCCGAAACTTGACGATTGAAACGTCTTCGCCTCGGTAGTACTCCTTGCCACAAGACTCTCTGAACCATCCGGTCCAGAAAGACTTGTTCTTGTTCACCTTGAAGCCGAAGGCCTCAAGTTGTTCGACAACGGATTCAGCATAGTCCGTGGGAACGACGATGTCGTCCCCGTAGACGCGCACCCTGTCCTTCAGGCCTAAGAAGTACCTGTAGGAGAACTGCGCGCCCTCAGCCTTAGCGATTCCGAGTAGAGAAGCAGCTGCGAAGATCACAGCTTCTACCGGGAACGTCAAGGCACTCCCCATCGATGCGAACTTGGCCACGTCTAAAACACCGTGACCAGGTACATCGGCCCGCCTAGATCGTGTGACTTGGATTGCCTCGGAAAACCAAGGGTAGTCCTCGAACACGACTTCGACAAGCCAATTCGGAACGCGGTCAGACGCTTCACTCAAATCGAGTGTTGCTAGAGACCTGTCTTCACTGCCGATCTGTGCCATTGCCTGATTAGGGCGTTGGTCACTGAAGCCGACGAAGAAGTAGGAGAGATTTGGACGCCCTTCATCAGGGATCCATTTTCTTTCCAGTTCACGCACAAATGTCGAGGCTATCGCCTGCTGCATGTATTGCAATGCAACGGGTTCGGCCGCGATAATGCGTGGGCTCCGAGCTGTCTTAGGAACGGCGATCACCCGCGAGGGGATCTCGTCTTCCAGGGATAGCCACTTCACACGAGGCGCAACACGACTGGCATATCTGAAGCTGGGTACCGCCCAATCCACAAAGGGAAAGAGAGGCTCCATACGTTCAGTCCAGAATCGCTGATAGTACTTCTGGTTTCCCAGTTTCCTTTCAGCGGTTGCCCCAGGTCCATGCTTCGGGATCAGCTCTCCATCATAGATCTTGCGATCCATGATTCGAAGCACATCTCCAAAAACATGATTCACCACGTTCTTCAGCTCCTCACCTAACTGGACGATCTGTCCAGTGTCAGCAAGACGCTGAGTGTGCTGAATGATCTGTGACTCAAGTTCGACATAGCCTTCGAAGGCCTCGTCCACCTGCTTCTGGTCCGGTAGGACCTTTAGCTTACCAAACGCCAGCGTGAGCTGACGGATGGCATGGATGGAGTCAATACAGCTGGGTTCGTAAAGCCCAGGGTATTTGTCGAAGAGGGCACCGTTGCTTGGGTCAAACACACGATCCAGAAATTCCCCAAGAAATACGGGAACTTCCCCGACGCCTTGCGTGTGCTGGAGAAGACCTTCAGTCAGTCCGGCATCGTACTTTTGGTACGAGCTGAACCGCTTTCTGGTCTTCCAGCCAACGAATGCATCGGCAGGGACGTGACCAACGGCAAGGCTTCTTTCGAAGTCCTTTCCGAAGGTCGGAAGGGTGATAGTGAAAAACTTATCACCTTCGTGTGCGTAACGACGCGTGACTGTTTCAAGGTCGCGCGCGGTGCTGACTGAGCATCGATCCCCGAGTTCATCGAGGATCTTTGACCAGAGTTCCAGCTGGCTTTTCATCATGCTCCTCACAATATGTTTGAGGTGGCAGATCCAGTGCATGTCCCGCGAGGTGTGACCGATAGCAAATCAGGAAAGGGGAAGACCCTTTTCGCTACCGGCCACACCAGCCATTGATCAGCTCTCGCCGGCAATAACCTTAAGAAGGTTAGCGTCGGTGAGCCAGTCAACGAGTGCCTGAGACAGATAACTCGTCTCAGTTACCGTGAATCCCACCTTCGGGTGGTCAATCACAAGGTAGACTCGCTGCTTGTAGGTACGGTTGGTGTCCGTCTGAAACGGATCCGCACCGACCTTCTCCTGGCTGATCGTCACAACTCGACGGTTTCGGTTTCCCTCGGAGTGGTTAATCTCCAAGGTCCACTCCCCGGTCGAGTCCCGAAAGGACTTCGACTGAGGACCAAGACGCGGAAGCGACTTGGCGACAGCGTTGACAGTGACAGACTGCGGGTCAGAAAACATGCAAGAATCGATTCTGGTCGGGATGGCCTACTGTAGGCACATCTTGGTTGGAGTTCACGCACGGGAATAACCCAGTGCGGCGAGGATGGCGATCTGTCGGCCCGTTAGGGCCTCCATGTTGATGCCAAACCCGAAAGGAGTGGCTTGTGAGCGCTGTTGAGTCGTATATGTTACTCGACTCGTCAGAAGCTCGTCACGGAAGACACCGAGGTTTGATACACGAATTGGACACGTATAATCTACGATCCACTTCGTCTCAGCCATGATGTATCCGTACTGCATGACTAGCCCATCGTTAGCAAATGCGGTGATGTTACTCAACACATCGCCAACGTTGGAGAACCAGTCAACAAGCCAGGACCAAGGAGTGAGTTCCCATGCCGTATCTATGCCGGGT